TCTCCTATTTAATTAACCGAGTGTATCCCCTTTGTCATCTTCGAAATGAGCTGAACCACTTATTACAGGTGGTGTTGGAGCTACATAATACTCTGAACCGGTTAGATGTCCAATCAGTTTACCTTTTACAGCAGTAAGATTTGCGTCTTCTGCTAACTCGTGGTCAACAAACTGATGATACTGTCCATCTGAACCTGATACTCTTAATACCCAATATGCAAAATCACCATCGGTAAATTCTTTTCTAGCTGAATCTAACTTTGATGCTTCTGCTTGAGCCTCTGTAAAATGTGCCATTATATTTTCTCCTTAATATGTAACGTTACAACTATAAATATTAGTTTGTGTCAAATCTTACCACAAAACTTAAAGACATTTCTTTATCATTTTTTATTGGTTTTGCTGTTTTACCTATTGCCATCAATTCGTTGTTATCATTGTACAAACCAATTGTAGTAACATAAGTTGCAAAATCAGAATGAGTTGCCTCACCTATTAATTCCGTACCGATTTCGTATTGTCCATTTTTAAATGAACTTGTAGCAAACCCTATCATTTCATATGGTGTTGAATCTCTATATGTACCTACTAAGTTTGTGTTTTGATTATAATTAGTACTATGAAATCCAACACTACCACTCATTCCTACTTTTAAACTTCTATTAGTTGTATGTAAAAAATCATCCTCTTCTAATTTACAAATATATTCTCTTTCATATATAGTCTGTGTTGAATCAAATGTTACTGTAAAGTTACCAGCACCTATAGCAGAATATGAACCAGTATCGGTAATTACCATCAACCCATCATCATAAAATATATTACCAACTACACTACCACTATTATTTGAATCTGGTTGTCTTACAGAATAACTAGAACTAAATGCAACATCGTATAAGTTTCCATATCCATCATCTTGTAAAATTACTTGAGGACTACTATCATTATCAACTAATCGTATTGATTGTCTACCAATTGTTTCACCAAATAACTCTTGTGGTATAGATATAACATTTGCACTATTGTGTAATTGTCTTGATTTAGGTCGTCTCAATACCATCTTCGAAGTATCAGCGTTGGTATCATATAAATGACTTGTCTTAGTATATTCGACAACACCATCTGTGTTAATAGGTGTACCATGAATATAATCTTTATGTCCAAGCATTTGATTTACATCACGATAATACATTGTATTAATCATATAATAACTAGGTATTTCATAAAAAGAAGCTGTGAATATAGTTTTAGAATCTGATGTAGTGTTCCAATTATATAAATTAGAATCAGTTCCTTTGGTAATTGGTATAGAATATACACCACTACCACTATCATTATTAGTTACAGTAAAAGTTTTGTTAACTTCAAATGGTGAGATTAAAATATCATCAGAGTCGATATTCTTGAATATCATATGAAACTCCTAGAAATCTAGTTTTACTTTGATAAGTGCTTCTCTTGCTCTTGACTTTAATATTGGTTTACTTAACTTAGCAATTGCTAATAACTCATCAGAACTATTATACATACCTACAGTTGTGATGTAAGTTTTAGGATCTGCTTTCATACCTGGTATGATTTCCTTTACACCTGCAACAGACTGAGTATAGTATGTTTCATTAGTAGTAGAGTTAAAGTTATTTGATGTAGCTCTTACGAAATAATGAACTGAGGTTATTTCTTCTTTACGTTTCATAGTAAATTTACTACCGAGAACAATAGCATCGAAAAGTTTTCTATTATTTCTATTATCTGAGTTAGAACCACTTGCGGTAATTAATGCTAGTGGTGCAGCACTTAATCTTTCTGGATTAAGAATTAAAGTTCCTAGACTTGGATAGAATGTTCCGTAAGAACCTATCGTAGAATTTTCAGAAGCAGCTGCAGTATTTATTGTAGTACCACCTTCCAATGTTCCACTTACTATATTATATTCTGGTGAAAAGTTTCTTTCAAAAGTATTTCCACCTTTATTGGTAGATGAATCATCAATCAATTTTACTTGACCAGCACTAGAACTAAGATGTAATTCCCAACCACCTGGTTCAATTGCTTCTCTCATTCTAGCTCTGTTTACAGATATAGCGTAAATTTGTTTTGAAGTAGTATTACCTTGAAAAGTAAAATTTGTTGTTTCAGGTGGATTAATTAAATTATTAAACTGACCAAAAACAGCTGCAGTAGTTCTATCACCAGTAGCACCTTTGGTTCCTAATGAACCACTACCTTCTCTGTGACCATAAACAATTCCAAACTGAATAGATGCGGATGCATTTGCAGCTGGATTATATCTATACACATCTATATTATAATCACCTGTATTAGTGTATTGAGTTGATGAACTGAAGAATGTTTCCATTGTACCATCACCGTTTTGCCATATACCTGACGTAACGATTCCAATATCTTCACTTATATCTTCAGCTGTAAAATCTTTGAATGAACTCATTTTTAAAATCTCCTATTTAATAGCTTATACTTCCACCAGGTCCAAAATTTATTGGAGCTCCTGACTCAGGATCTAGAGGGTTATTTCTTGGTTGTTTTGATAGAGGATCTTTTCCTGAACCTGCATCTTCTTTAACACTAATTGTAATAGTTTGTACTAAACCAGAACTTTTACCTTGTATAGTTACATCAGTAGTTGCAAGTGTATTAATTGATTGTGCTATTAATGTAGCTTGAGGACCTACAAAAGTTTTACTTGTCCCTCCATTAAATTTTACTATATTCGTATTACCTATTGTAAAAATATAATTTTCAGTAGGTGAACCAACCGTTTTTGGTTTTAATACAATATCTGTATCTTTTGTAACATTGCTATAGTTAGTACTATCTATGTTCAATTGTGCTCCAGCTTGAGATTGATTTACTAAAAAACTACGAAATGCAGTTCTGTTAGGTGTAGCTTCTAGTAGAGACATATTTTCTATGACTGTACCATATGAATCTGTTCCATTAGGATGAGTTACATCATATAATGTATAATCTATTTCCTCATCACTAAGAGCAAACTTTGTTATGTTTAAATCACCACCAGCTGCTAATACTTCACGACCTCTTTTCGTTAATATTGCATCTACGGTTATACTTGAATTGTCTAAAAATCCCATGTTATTGTCTCCAAAGATTGTTGTGTTGATATAACTTTTCTATAAATAAATATCTATATTTAATTTTTTTTAACATTTTTATCTTCTACCTCGTTTTGGCTTTATCTTTTTACTTTTTCCTTTTTGGTCTACACTCAACTTACTTATACCCTTAGTAGTTGGTACTGCAACAGTTGCAGCGGTTTGTGTAACTATAAATGGTAAATCTCCATCAATGGTAGTTTCTGATGTATTTTTTACACCTTCGTAAAACATTCTTTTGAATGCAGTGTTATCTTGATATGATGTATCTAAATCTGTTTCATGTAAAGAACGTGAATTGTATAAATTTTCAAACGGATTAATACTATATCTAGAACTATTATTATAATTATCTTCACTATTATAAAAGAACTTATATTCTTTATTATTTTCAGATATTCTTTGATTTATTATCATAGCACCAGTTGCTTCTGAGTATATTGAATCGGGTCCTCCGTAAGTAACACTACCACTTATGTATAAATTTCTATCATCAAAATTGTCATTTGTAGTAAAATTATATAAAGATGGTTTTCTAAATGTATCGGATGAATCTATATTACCTTCATAGTTTGGATACTCCGTTTCTATTTTTAATATTGAATGACTAGCTTCTTGGTAAACACCGTCCTCATCTGTATTAAAATGAAAATTTGTTAGATTTATTTCAGAACTATAATCTATCTGTGTGAAAGATGGATGATCTCTTTGTATTGGATTTTTAGACCTTTCAAATATATTTGGTTCTATAATAGTACCAACTTGTGGTTTAGCTCTCATTGGTAAAATTTTTCTAAATTGTTTAAATATAGATTGGTCGTAGTATTTTATCAAATGCATATAATCCCAAAAATCATTATTACCAGTGTACTTTTTAAAATATTTATCAGCTGATTCTTTTAAATCTCTATATTGTAATTTAAAGTTATCACGAGGATCTCCTAATAAGTCATTAAAATCTAAGTTAGCAAACGAAGATATTATGTCATCATTTACGACATCTGTTGGTGAGAAATAAATACCGACTTTAGGAGAATCAATTGGTGAAAAATCATTTGAACTAACATCAAATCTTTCTTTTACACTTAAACTAGCAGCCATCTTATCCAAGGGCCCGTCTGACGCATTACTTAAGGAATTATTTTCTATTCTTATTTTATCTGTATTTCTTCTGTTAGGTCCGTAATTTGGTATAAAAGTTTTAGTTTGGTCAACAACTGACTCGAATGTATTCAAACCACCAAACCCAATTGCAAATCCTGGTGATGTGGTAGTTTGATTGGAACTAACATCTCGTATTGTAGTACCATCTGATAATACACTATTATCATCAAAAGAATATCTAACTGCCAAACTTTCGTATGATGATGATGGACTATTACCAACATATGATTTCGGGTCACTTACGTGATTGTTAAAAAATTGTTCTTTTAAGGGTTCATTCCACATTCTAAATTCCATCATTGAACCTGAAAGTTGAGCTCCAAAGTCATCTGAGGGTTTACCACCTATATATAAAATTCCACTGCCTGTCCAAGAAGCATTATACGAAGATGATGTAGAACCAGTTATATGTAGAACCGTATTTGAATCTTGTACAATTTTATCTATACCATCTGAATACTTCTTGACAAAAAGTTGATAATTAAAAGAATCACCGATACTATCTGTATTAGTTGGTGCCTTTCTTAATGAGACATCATCCCAATATATAGTTGACTCAGGTTTCATGTTTTCAAATCTTATACCTAATTTAGATGTGTTTGGAAATCTAATTGTCTTAGTAACTGTAACATTTTTCCATTCACCCTCAACTAAACCAACAACATCTGATGATTTAATTCCTCCAAATGTATTTATAGAAGTTTGATTAGAGTTTACATCTTCACTCCAATTTACTACATTTTCGTTAGAGTCTAATTCAAATACTCTTAATCTTCCAATAGAATCTACCGTACTACCAGATGCTTTTGCAAATGCACTAAATATGTAAGTTTCACCTGAACTTACTGATGCAACCGACGCAGGTTCTGAACCTGAACTAAATCCCAATGTATATGATAAATTGTTTTCATCTAAATTTGAATTGTTTATGTGTTGTAATGCCTTAGTTCCAGTTCTTGATACATTAGAACCACTTACTATCTCAATCTCACCAGAAACTGCATTCACAGAAGAACCAGTAATAAATGGTGGATTAAATAATTGAGTGGTTTCAAAAGATGGATGTGGAAATAATTCAGTTTCTACTTTTTCTTTTTTCAACATTACAGAATAATAATCACCATCATATATTGGCAGTAATGAAGAACTAATTACTGAAGAACCACCTGAACCAGATAGTGTAAATGAAACCGTACCTAAATTATCTGAAGAACCATTATCTTTTAATCCTATAGCCCACTCTGTACCTTTTTGTACTAAAGTTTGATTTGAACCACTTGCAGCTCTAAATCTAAACTCTATTGTTTCTGGTTTCCTACTAGTATTAGAATCATCACTCCAGCTTGCAGATATATGTTGAGCTCCTCTAAATCCTAATGCTCTTGTAAACCTTCTTTTTGTTTCAAAAGGTGCACGTTTAACATCTGCGTCCAATCCACCAAATTCTCTGACTTTTAAAATAGTTGATGGTACACCATAACAATTTAATATTGCTTTTAATGAACCAAGAGTACCCTTTGATTTTAATATAAAAGGCATACTTGCAATTAATCTTTTGGTTATTTCTTTAGAAACATCGGCTTCTGTTGGTGAGTCAAGTGAACCAGAAGTGTAGAGTGAATATGAGGTTCCATTTAACTTTCTACCAAATCCATATCTACTCAAATCCAATAAATCTTTTCCATCTTGTGTAGTCCACCCTAGTGATTTTGCTAATGAAAAAACTAAATCTTTAGAAAACCCATCTTTTAAGTCTAATCTTCTATCTGTAATATCAGACATTGATTTTATATAAGCCCAAAGTTCATCGAATTGTTGACCTACCATATCCATAAAATCTAAGAATTGAACATTTTGAGAATCACTACGCACGTGGTCTGGTAATAAATTAACCAAACGATTACCGTTTCCAGTATCATAAAAAGAAGCACTAAATAGTTGACCTGTTTTACTTGATACTGAACCATACCAATCTGTAAAATCAGCATGGGATGAACTTACAGGTTCAAAAGGATTTTCATAAGTACCACTTCCTGTTTTAGGCCATGATGCATTTGGAAATTCACCTATTGAACTTGTAACATAATTAGATTGTTCAAAATATAAATACTTTTCATAACCATCAAAATTATTTTTAATATCTCGTATTTTATTATGATGAATCTTAAGGTCGGCTTCTCCGTTTGTTACACCTACAAATGAACTACTTAATACTGTCTGCTCTTCAATCTGTTGAACTTTGTATTTAAAATTTTCCAATCTTCTTTGTGCAGAAGAAAAGTTTACAAAATTTTCATAGTTAGAATAATCAATTGACAATTCAACTGATGATTCTTTTAAAAATTTATCTTCTATATCATCTTTTAATCTAGTATCTGTTGTAACTAAATCACTATATGTTTTAAATTCAGTTTGTCTTTTTGTTATAGGTGATTCACTTGGTAAATTATCTTTTGGTATTAGTACTCGAAAATCTTCATCTTCTTGTGCATATCCAACCAACTCAACTGTTTCTGTTAATGGTGGTAATACTTCTCTAACAACATACGTCAAATCTTTTTCATTTATATCATCTGGTATAGGTTCATATGTTTTATATACTACAGAGTATGGTAACGTAGGTACAGTTTTATTATCATATTTAACATTTGTTGTTAAAATTCTCTTATCATCACCAAAATGTAAATATGTATTTAAATCTCTCCTATCTCCAAACGTATTACTAATAGTCCAATTTGTATATTGACTAGTTGGTTCTATAGCAACTTCAGGTTGTAATCGTGTCTTTAAAGTACTAAAACTTGTATCTATATGTATAACATCATTATCTACGTCTCTTATGTTAGCAACAAATGGTTGGTATATAGGTGTAAATACAGGTTCTGGTATATTTGGAAAAAGACTGAAAGAAAATTCATCTAATTCAGCATTTATATTATCAGTAAAATTGTCTGATGTAATAGCTCCTGTAAGTGTTTTAAGATATCCTTTTATATCAACTTGAATTATAGAATTTGGAGCTATCAACAAAGAATTATTAATGATACCTGCTTGTATAATTGCTGCTATATCGATTGGAAAAAAATCATCACTTTGATAGTTGGTTTCCTGTTGGCCTATTGTGCCCAGCTCAAATATGTCACCCATGCTCAACCCATCAGCCGCTATAAGATTTTTAAATGCAATAGGAACACGACTTACCAATTGTCCATTGATATAAAATCCTAAGTCTAAAACTTCCATTAATGATTGATCAATCTCCCCCTCTTTTTCCATTTTGGTTGTTACATATGTCGGTAACGGATTTTTTAATTTAATTGTAATAGTTTCGTCACCTCTAGCAATAAGAGGTGGATTATATGCTGAATCTTCATACCAACCTTCACCCAACACATATGCAAATCGTTCACTATATTCGTTACTAGCAATCTGTGAGGTACTATCAAGTCCATCAGGTCGTTGTGAATCGTCTCCTCCTAAAAGTACATTAACTGGTGGTAATTCTATGTAAGGTTTATTAGCCATTAGTTGTGAGTCTCTATTATTGCAGGTAATGCAATTGTTGATGTTTGATTTGAAGTATTATCTTTAATTGTTAACTTTATACCTATACGTAATCCATTACCAAAAAGTTCTACTCTTAACTTAGAACCTTGTCTCTCATTGTCAGAACCAGTTTCTCCAGCTATAGTTTGAGATGCTTTAAATGAATTTTCAGGTGTTCGTGTTGCATACTCAGCACTTGGTGTTATTATTCTAAAACTTCCACCTGAAGTTGCACCTACATCTCTAGGTTGTATTCTATCATATGAATCTTTTTTGAATACACCACCATCATCTTTATCCCATCCAAATACTTCCCATGTGTATGTAGTAGCAGCGTCTGCTCTAAGTGTTGAATTACTAGCAAAATCTAAAACAGGTTCAGGATCGTTTCGTTTTACCCATATTGGATCAAATGCACTATCTTTTAAATTTCGTATATCTTCAATTTTTCTACCATCTCCTTGAAAATCAAAAGTGTCAAAATTTTGAATAGCCATTGGTATATCTTGATTATAATTTAGATTTTTAAATATATCATAGGCTGGAGAAAAGAAAATATCTCCTGGAGCGTTCTTCAAATTATTATCTGTAAATCTCGTTCCATCCACTGCTTGGTCTAAATAAAAACTTGCTTCAAGGGCTTCAGTACCAGTTAGCTCAGATGGAGTTTTTCCTAATTCTTCTGGACTAATTGGAGTTGGTGGACTTTCGTAACCTACTATAAAAACATTTGGTATTATTATTTTTCCATTTTTCATCGAGTCTTCAAATTGCGGATTGGTTTCTGAATTTGAAAATTTTATTGTTTTTGAGTTTCTTTTTTCTGAATTTGTATCACCTACAAATTCTATATTACTCGAATCCATAGGTGATGCAACAACTTTTTTATTTGTTGCGGCTAGTCTGTAAAAATCTCTAATGTACTTTTCATTTTTTATTTTTTGTGGTACTAACCGTATTTCAGTTCTAGATGGTGATATCTCGTGAGATATATATTTATTTTCTTTTATAAATAAACTTTTATCTATTTGATTTATGTCAACATCTCCATTAAATATTTCATCATTTTCATCTGTAACCACAGTTTCGTATGAACCAGCTAATTTTCTTAAAAAGTTATATGTAACTTTAAACCTACCTCTATCATATCCTAGCTTTCTAAGAATAGTACCAGTTTTTAACTTAATACCCCCCTTTTCATCATCATAATAATAATCAGTTGAATCAGCAACTGAAGTTTCTAATAAATTATCATTGATGTCATATATTAAGACCTCAACATAATCTTCAGAATCATTGCCAAAGTATCCACCAAAGTATGCATTTTTGTATGATATACTACTATTATACTCAAATTTTCTGTTAGAAAGTAATAATTCTTTATCAAATTCTTTTAACTTACTTGACATTAGTCTACTGGCTCCCCTTCTGGTATACTATCTATTATTTCTAAAGTTCTAGTTTTTACATCTTTCCATGTAGCACCGATTGCATAAAAGGATTGTAAATCAGGAAAAGGTCTTTTTTGATTTCCATCTATTAACCATTTTCTATTATCTTCAGGATTGTCTGATGTCATAGTATCACCATTTTCCAATCCCTCTGGTAATGGATCTGCTATTTCTATTTGTAATATTTCCGAAAATTTTCTATCTACTAAATTGTCTGAATTACTACTCTTTACACGTTCTTTTATAACATCAGTCTGTATAGAACAAGATTCTTTTTCAATCAAATCTTTAAAATCAGTATACTCAGTAATTCCTTCTATTTCTGCTCTATTCAATGCAGTATCTAATGTGGAGTAATCTGAGTTATCACGAAATATACCATTTTCAATACCCAAACCTGTAGTAATATCTTCAAAAGAATATAAGACACCCTCTTCATTTCTAAATAAATTTTTAGCACGTAAAACTAAATCAGATAAATACTTACTTCTAAGTTTATCAATAAAGGAATTATAAAAACCTACATTGTCTAATTCTTTTTTTGTATAAGGCATTACTGACTAACCTTGAACGTGAATCCTTCGTTAAAATATTGGTCAAGTTCATCAACACCACTACCACTTCGGACTCTAAATTCTAAACGATAGTATCTTTCAGGTTGATAACCATTTAAATCCAACATAAAATAATTACCAGTAGAGTCACAACTTAATTTTGAACCACTACCATAAGGAACAATTACTTCTTCAGTCTCTGCATCTAATATAGAATAAAAAGATGAACCACTAGGTAAATATTTTACTGAAAGATTAGCTGGTGTTGTAGAATATGAAGCTTCAGGAAATCTTTCTCTACCAACTAATCTAAATTTTACTCTAGAACTTTCTTTATACTCTGCCCGTAGTCCTTTCATATAAATCGTCATATCTTCTAAGTTTGTCATTGTTAATGGTGAAAGAGAACCACTATTCCAACTAGAATCATCCCAAACTGTTTCCAATGTTGGTGGATATTTAGTATGAGTATCTGATGAAAAGAACGATAAATCACCAAAAAGTTTTGTATTACCCTCGTCTGCATTAGAGTCTAAATTTCCAACACTACCACTTCTTTTTACCATAAATCCATCGTTGGAAATAGAACCTGATAACCATTGATTCACTATATCAGTAACATTCATTCTAATGTCTACTGTTTTATGACTTATAGAATGAGATGCTTCAAACCCACTTCCACTAAACCAAGTTCCACCACTTGCACTAACTGCACTACTCCAAAGAGTACCATCTGTCAATCCTTGTCTAAAGTTCCAACTACAACCTTCTTCTGTAATTGGATTGTCATAAGTATGTCCTTGTCCCATTGTCCATGATTGACTTATAGGATATGCATATATACTTTGTGATATATCTAGGTTACTAGATTTTGCATCAAATAAATTTAAATAATATGATGGATTGGTTATTGTACCATCTACTATAGAAGATGATATTTCTGCTAAATCAAATTTAATAAGTATTCTAGAGACGTTTATTGCATCACCAGCATCACTAACTGTTTTTTGTATTTCTAATACTTCGTCTAACCCAGCATTTAAACTACCACTTTTTTGGTAAATAGTTGTATCTTTTTCTGCAAATGTAAAATAATGCATTATTACTCCCTAACTCCTAAATTATCACCCAATACTTTTCCTTTAATATCTGAGTTAGGAAACTTAACTTCAAATATACTTGGATCTAATGCTGGATACAAAATACCACCACGTAATGATGTGTTTATATCAAAGAAATTACCTGAGTAACCTTGAGCTATTTGATATTTGTTTTCAACTACAACTGCTAAATTATTTGGATTATTTTCTGTTGGATTGACAACTGTTGCAACACCATCTACTAATGATAATTCATAAACTAAATCAGCAAGAACTATTGGTTGACCTATCTGCCATCTATCAATATCAAAGAAATTTTGTACTGTACTAACACATCTTAGTAAAACTTCATTTTTATTAAAACCAATTTTTGTTAATATTGCAAAGTTAACTGCTATGTTAATAATATATGCATCCTTAATATTAATAGCATCAGTAACTAATCTATATTGTGATAAATAAGTTTTTAAATTTTGTTTTGTTGTTTGTGTTAATGGTGCTAATTTTTTATTAGAGTTAAATCCAAGAGTATACATATTCATTGCTAATGGATTTGGTATATTATTAACTTGTAAATCTTTTAAACTAGTTCCAACATCTGATTCGGTTATTTCTCTTTCTAATTTTTCAGCCATACCTATTTTACTTAATTGTTCATCTTGAGACATGTGAACTTTTGAAACTGTTCCAAATTTAGCTGGTAAGGAGTAAGCTCTTACAATATAATCTTCTTTAGTAACTGCTCTTTGTTGTGCTTGAAAATACGCTAATGCATTTTCTCGTGTTTCTCTAACAGCTTCACCAGATGAACCACCAGCAGCTGGTTTAGGATTATTAAATGCAACGGAGTCTTTTGATTCTTGTACTAGTGAAGTAGAAAGACCATTATCATTGATGGTAAAATTTATTACTCCTAACTGATTGATATCACCCATACCTACATTATCATCTACACCACCACCATGTGAATACTCTATGGTCAATGTTGTATTTGCTGGTGCCATACCAAATGTACTTGTCTTCAAAAAATTAGAAGGATCAAAAGCGGTAGTTAAAAAAGAGGGACTACCTGGTAAATTAGAACCTACGTTTGTTGGATTTGGTACAATTTCTTCATCAGGATTATCTGATATCCCAGCTCCAAATTTTAAAACAGTTTCATCATTTTCATTTATAAAAGTTGTAAATCTTCTAGATACTCTTTTAAGTTTTAGTATGTAAGCTACACTTTCTCTATCACCAATAGAAGAAGGATCGTTTGCTGAGTTATTTTCCATATTTTCAAAAATTGTATCTCTAGCTAAAGAATCAACTTCATACCATTTATTTCCATCACTATCTGTACAAGATATAATTTCTATTACATCTGAATTTCCTAATTTTATTTGAGTATACTTTTCAGCTGAACCAAAATCAAAAAACTCTGTAGATATTTCACCACTTCTTGCTTTTACTTTTTTCTTCAATAAAAATTTTGTTGGTTCACCACTATCAGTTTCAAAGATATTAACTTCTCTAGTATCGTATGAACTAGAAAATTTAAAGTTTACATCTTCTAAAGTTCTAAAAGTAGTTCCATTTGAACTTGCGTTTATTTGAGTTCCTTCGTCAATTGTCAAAGCATATCTAAAATCTGGTTTACCGTTAAGTGCTGGAACTGTTTGAAATGTATCAAGAACAACATCAGCTGGTGAAGTTGTCTTTGGTTTATATCCAAAAGATTGTGCAATATTGTATACATTACTTTTTTCTTCAGCATACGCTAGAAGTGTTTCTCTAAATTGTGAATCAATGTAGTAAGAAAGAACATCACCAACATAAGAAGCCATTTCAATAAACATCATACCAGGTGAAGCTTCGTTAAAATCATTGTAGGTATTTGGAAAGTATTGTTTAGCAAATTCTATAAGATTTGATTTAAAATCACTAAAGTCTTTATTTAAATAATTTACAGATTTTACTGAATCCTTTTTTATACTTGTACGTGCCATTAATATCCTCCTCCACCAGAACTTCCACCACTACTATCACTACCATCAATTTCTGTTCCCTCTTTGGCATCCAATGTCAAAGATTGATTTACCTCTGGATTTAATGTAGTAGAGTATTTTATAGTAACAATAACAGACTCAGCGTTATCTTCACTTTGCAAAGTGGCAATATCTATTATAGTAATATATGGTAAAAATCTATTTACTGCTTGTGTAATTGTTTCCGAAATTTTTTGTGGTAACTTATCATCTATTGGTTCAAAACACACTTCTCTAAGTCTAGATCCAAACAGTTCATTTCTAGGCCTTTCACCAGGATATGTTAACAATAAATTTCTAAGATTGTGTCTAGATTGTTCTAATGAATTTTTAGTCATAGCAAAACTATTGTTGTTGTCTGCTCTTAATGGAAAAGACAACCCAACATATGTTTTAGGATCTAAATCTATTTCTCTAGCACTTCTTGGCATTAACCCAATCCTCCTTGTTTCTTCTTATCTAAAGCTTTCATTAAAGCACTATAGTCTTTTGTTAAAGCATTTGTTACATGTTCTGGAACTTGGTCAACAGACTTTCCAGCTTTTTTAATTGTATCCACTGCTACCATATCTCTTTGTACCTCTTCTGGTTGACTATAACCTAATAGTTCAGTCATTCTTGAGGAATCAAATGTTCCACCACCCATTGTTGGATATTCACTTGATTGTTTTCTACTAAGACCAACTGTTTCGTTCAGAACATCATTTAAAGATTTATTGTTAGTGTACTTTATGTCCTCTTTATGTTCTGATACTTGTGGTATAACATCAGTTAATTGTTGTTGGTTTGAAGTTTTCTGTTCGTTTATAAATATCTCGTTAATCTCTTTTTTGATTTCTCTACGAACAACTTCTTGAATTATTTTTACTAATTGTTTTTTAGTCATGACAACTCCTATACTGTTTTTACTGTGCTACTTAAATATGTAGCTGTTCTTATTGATGTTTGTAATTTTATATTTACCTCTCCTAACTCTACATTTTGTTCAGTTAAAGAGTTTATTTCTTCTAATGATTGTGGTGTTGGTGGCTGTATTGCTGCTAAGGTTGCTAACTTAGCAGTGTTTGCAGCTATGGCAGCGTTATTCTGTGTTATTGTTCCAGTAAACACTTCGTCTAATAATTCTTTTAATTTATTACCAAGTACAACAGGTTCTATTTCTGCTTCAACCGAACTACCCAATCTAACATCATCTCCACTTATAAATATACCATTAGATTTTATTAGTACTTTTTTTCCTTCGATTGTATTACCATCGAATTTATCTTTCATACCTCGTGATAATAAATATATAGAAGAATCATCACCATCAATTTTTTCTTTTCTAGAGTCTCCATCTGATTCATCAACATGTGTAGATATTTTTATTTTTGGTGTATTGTCGTGTCCATCGAAATGTAATGTTTGACCAAATCTACCTTCAAACGTTATACACCCTTCACCGATATCAATTGGTTTTACTTTTTTTCTTTGAAAGTTTTTTCCGTATTTAGTGGTAGAATCATAATCACCAACTACACCAGGTATTGAGTTTTCATTTACAGAATTTTTTCTGTTAGTTATATCTGTAAAATATACCACACCTTCTCTTTCGATAACATTTACATGTTCACCAACCAAAGGTACAGTTGTGGTATTAGTTTGAGCTGGTATAACAAGACCAGGATCTGATTTACCATTTATTAATATACCTCTTACACCCAATCTTACACCTGGTTTATTTCTGATGACTTCTTTAACTTCCAAACGATCTGTCTCGTGGTACTCACTCTCACTAAATTGTGTTACTTTTTTTATATATGAACTTAATTGTAGTGGAGTAGGAAGTCTACCCATTTTCATATCAGCTGGAACATCTAAACCATCGTTTGCTTTTACAGCATATCCAACTTTAGAGTTTTTTGGCATTAATTTATCCTATCAGCGTTTTCTATTTTATTGTGTATTTTATCCGATTCTGTTTGTATATCTTTGATTGTATCTTCGATACCAGAAAGTAATTGAGTTTTTTCTTCTTCTGATAATCCAAATTCGTCTTCTGCTCCAGCTTTACCCTCAGCAGATATAAGTCTCTGAACAATACCAGCCATCTTGACAAGTTGGTCATCATTTCTAACATTTATTTCTAAATACTCTTTAATCATAGGAACTATCTGTACAGCAGTATCCCCATCCTTGATAAATTGAACAAGTTCTTTTGTCAATACATCAAGTTGTTTTCTGTTAAATTGTGTGTTGTCATAAATGTCTTTGAAAAGTGATGATAGTGATTTACCATCAAATATTTCATAATCTATACTCATAGTTAAACCTATATGTTTTTATATAGTAATAAATATATCGTTATCAAAAAAAGACAATATATAAATATATACTGAAAAATATTATTAAATGAGGTTATAATTATATACGAGGGTTTTTTTAAACCCTTTTTTTCTAACTAACGGGAGATAACCATGCAGGAAATAATAACAATGGTAAAGGGATATATAGATGATATTGTTCATTTATTAGTTTCTTTCGTAGCTGTAGGTGCTGTTTCTGAAGTAATATTCGGAACTGGCATTTTCGGTGTCAATGTTATTGGTAACCTCACATCCATCATTAATAAGTTCGGCGAGTCGGGTTTCGCTGGGCTTGTCGCCTTATTGGTGTTGGTGGGTTTATTTCGTAAGTAGGTACGGAATAGCTTAATAGTCCTACGCTATTAGGCAAAAAGAAAGGGGAACGAAAGTTCCCCTTTTTTTGTTTGTGTGGGGGGTGTGTTCTCTTAAAATATTGAACCTGTATTTGCTGTATCTATTTTACCACCTTCTTGAAACTCTTCCATCATATTAAAGTAATAATTCTTCATTTGATTTATTACCCTAGTTATATGTTGAGTATTAGAACCAGTCATTTCACGAATCATAATATACAAAGCTTTCTTATTAAAGTTTTCTATATTTCTTCTTCTACGAAATAATTCTAAAACAGAATCTGCAACTAGTATATCTTTTTGTCTTCTAAAAATATTTGTTATATTGTTATCCCAATATTCTAACATTTGTTCGACAAATTCTATATTAAAATCATTTACATCACCATCAGCAGATTCTTTTGTTACATTTCTATTATAATCCAAAACGGTTATTTGGTCATGAATTTTCATTTTTTTATAATTGTTATTGTTATGAAGTATTAACCAATTTTTACCAACAACAGAGAAGTATGAAAACGCTCTACCCTTTTCAACATTATACTTTGGCATTTGCATTACTAAGAAAGCAACTACTTCATGTTTAACTTCTTCAATAGGATAATCAAAATAGTAAAATTTAAAAGTATGAATTAAATTTTCAGCTAATTTATTAAAAGCAAATGCTATATGTTCTTTATAAATTTTATTTTTTATAACTGGACTATCATGATTATTATATCTAATAATTGCATTCTGTACTGGTGTTCCAAAATAGATTTTACTCTTCTTTTTTCTTTTTCTTTTAAATTTTGGTTTTGGTTTATTTGACTTACTTGTCATTAACATCTTCCCCCCTCAGGTCATTTAGTTTGTTTACGGTTTGTTGTATTTGTTTAAATATTGCACCTGTTTCATCATCTGATTGGAAACTACCTTTGGTATCAATAAGTTTTAATTCAGTATTGACAGAAATAATCATTTCATTAAATCCCTCAACCCAACTTTCTAAGACTTCAGTTTTTCTCATCAAATTCCACACTACGTAAGATTCCAATATTAATAAAACTCCTAGAATAATTTCTATAATCATGATTCTTCTCCAAATAGTTCATTAAATAAATCTTTAGATTTTTCAGAAAGTTGTTCAGAAATTTCGTCTGAGTTTGTTGCCTCTTTTATTCTTTCAACACTTTGTTTAGTTCGTTGGTCTTCTTCTTGTTTAATCTTAAGATTTAATTCATACTCTATCCTAGTAGTAGCCATGTCTGCTTGATGTATAATAAGTGGCATATTAGATTTTAATTTCTTTTCTGGTGCATATGATTTTAGATACTGAATATTTCCATCATCATACATTCCATCTGCAAGTTTAATACCCAATACTTCATTTATTGACATTTTAATTCCAAACTGATTTAATATCCAAAGACCTCTATCTGGTGGTGTTAGAAAAGGAATATCAGGATTATTTACATATAATTTTCCTTGATTTTTAACATGCCAATCTGATTCATTTGGGATATAATGGTCACTATCCATATCACCAACTTTACCTAAGTCATGATGAAGAGCAGCAAAGATAAGTTCTTCCATAGTATAGTCATCAACATAAGCTCCGTTGTCTTTCCATATCTTATAAAACTCTTTACTATAATGTACAATGTTTAAGATATGTTGTACATAACCACCTGGTGTACATAGGTGAAAATGTAACTGACCAGAAGCTGGTGCAACACACATCCTATCTTCGAAGTGTTTGTACATTTCTAATAACTTTTCTTTACGCTCACCTTCGAATGTATCTTCAATAAGTTGAATTAGTTTATTCCAATTTTGTTGGATTTGTTCTGATGTAAATTCTATCATATATACTCCTTAAAAAAATGTATGTTCTTTTACTTTGATTTCGTTTTTTAAATTACTCATTTTTTGAAAAAGTTGTTTATACTTTTCAAAAACATTTATTGGTTTGTCACTCTTTACCATTTCGTCTAAAGCTTTTAAAAGTTTAAACATATCTCTCGAAACAACTTGTTCTAATATATGGTCATGACTGTGTACATAGTATTCTGCTTTGTCAATAGCCTCCTTGAATATCATTAAGTTATGTAATCTTATTGCAGTAGTACAAGTACTTTTCCATTCTATAGTGTCTTCCCAAATAAGAGATTCTTTCAAGTATTCTTTATCAAACTCTGTAGAAACTGGTAGATAAGAAAATGGTTGTTCTTTAAAAGAATCATCATGTTTAGGAACATTTATAGATTGAAAGGAAGCTTTCTTAAAATTATAATCTAGATAGTAACCACCAAAAACAACTGCTCTATCTGGTGATGAACTATCTGTTGTTACAATTACTTTAGAGTCTACTTCGTTTAAAGATTTTTGTAATTGGTTTAACATTAAGAAATCAGATACTTTGGAAATACCTAAAATATGAAACCATTTGTTACTTTCATTTAGATGTTCTTTACCATTTAATAAAGATAAAACACCTGACATGAAAGCATATACGTTTCGTCCACCACCACCGACAGCCCATCCTTGAAATGGATATTGTTTTACTTCATCGTACCAACTCATATATTCTAATTCGTTAGTACCTTGAACTACATTTAAGAAGTCTGTATTACCACTTTGATTATCTGCAAAGTATTTAAAATTATCTTTACTAATTTTTAAACACTCTTCGTATTTACCCTCATATTTCATCTTTGGTGGTATATCTAAATTCATTGCAATATCTGAATTATTTTCTAACCAAACAAAAACTTTCTCTACAAGAGACTTATCCCATTTCAAAGCACCTGATGCAATTTGGAATCCACCAGAATCACCCATAATTAAATTATCTTTCGTAAATCCAAATTCATCATAGAAGTTAGGATGGTTCTTAAAAAAGTGACCTGCAGATATTAAGAACTCGGTATGTCTATATCTTTCAGGAAAGTCTTTTGAATAAAATCTAGATGTTAATCCATTTCTTAAAATAACATTTTTTCTTAAAGCTTGACCGAATCCAGCTACTGAAAACGATGGAAAATATTTGAACTTACTCATACTAAATAATCCTGTATTTCTTTACTATCTTGAGATTCCCAAGGATAAACAATCCATTTATTACCCTTTTCACTTATCCAATAATCAGGTATAACGATAGATTGTTTATGGTAATCTAATGTTGCAAATGTAGCGTTGTTACATACTTCTAATTTTTTATATCGTTCTAAAGTAACACCTGTGTCTGCAATATCATCTACAATTAAAAACTTTTTACCATACATATCTCTGAGGTCTGTAATTAATGGTATACCCAACTTATGACTTACCAACACTGCAACTATTAGTCCACCTCTAGGTACACCATACACAGCTTCAAAAGATTCGTGTTTTAATCTCTGACATAAATCAAGTACTCTACCTTCGATGTCTTCCCAATTATAAAATGTTTTCATTATTTTAAATCCCTTATAAAATTATAAAATTCTTCACGTACTCTAGCTTTATTTTTAAATACATTACTTAGTTTAGCAGTCTTCATAGTAGCATCATGTTTAACACCACGAACACAAGCACACATGTGATTAGCTTCTATCATAGTTGCAACACCAATATTATCTGTACACTCTTCATCAATGTGGTCATGAATTTGCATTGTTAAGTTTTCTTGTACTTGAGGTCTACGAGCATAAAACTCAACGATACGATTTAATTTACTTAAACCAATAACCTTACCATCTGGTGTAGGAATATATGCAACGTGAGCTTTACCAATAAAAGGTAAGTGGTGATGTGAACAAAATGAATGTACTGTTATGTTACCTTGAAAAACTACACCATCATAACCATCGATGTTATCAAATGCTGTTATCTTTGGTGACTTACTATATACACCACTAGCCAAATCATTGACAAAAGCTTTTGCAACTCTAATCGGTGTATCTGAAGAATTAGGATCTTCTCTCCAATCAAATCCAAGAGCTGTCATATAATTACCATAATGAACAGCAGCTTCTTCAATCATTTTTAGTTTTTCTTGTTCTGTTAATGGATGATTTCCATTTGCATGTTTTAATTTAGTCATTTACACTTCCTCATATTTTGTAACGTCTTCTAATCCAGCTTTCTCAAAAGCCAATATTCTATCTGTACATGCTCCACATTTACCACAGCCATCACCTGTGTAACATGATATAGAATTTTCAAAAATATATTTAAAATCTAAACTTAACTCATCACATATATTTTTTGCATCTTTAATTATTTCACATTTCTTTTTATTTACATACGGTAAATAATAATTTATATTTTCTGTATTTACATTTCCTATCTTAAATGCATCTTCTAGCTTATCATAAAATTCTGGTGTACAATCAGGTGGAATAATATTACCATCTCCAGCATGTACTCCTAAACATACATCAACCTTTGTATCAGAATCTTTAGCAATAGAAACTGCAAACCCATAAAGAACTGAAGAGAATATTGCATTTCTATTTGGAACAAAATTCATTTTCATTTTTGATTCATCTGTAGTACCAGTAGGTACATCGATATCAGAACTTGTTAATGACGAATTGAATGTCCCAAATACTGAAGATAAATCTACTCGTTGATTTCTAATTGGTAAATCTTTATATTCAAGATAATGTAGGATACGAGCTAGACCATCTAACTCAACTTTATTTTTTTGACCATAGTAATAACTTATGGTGTGTATATCGTAACCTTTTTTTATAAGATGTAATAACAATGCAGTGGAATCTAGTCCACCACTTAAACTTAATATTGCTTTCACTTATCTAACTTTCTCCAATTTAAATAACCATAAACATTTAAAACCATAAGAACTACTGCTAACATTACTTGAGGATTTGCTTTAATGTTAATTGAATATATTAACATAAATAAATTACCTAAAAACCAAACCACCCAAGACATCTCAAGTTTCTTTGCATTTAAATAATACCCAAATAGTATAGAAGCTGTTCCTAACCATCCTAAAATTTCTATTATATTATACTCCACGTTTATCTCCAAAAGCTATAATATGTAATCTGTCGGTATAGTTGTAACCTTCATCTTCACATATTTTCATTAACCAAACTCTTCTTTCATTTAGTTGTTCAGATACTAAACCTTCTGGCATTAACCAAACCATATTATTTGGAATGTCTAATATCTTTTGCAACTCTTTAACTTCTTGTAAATCTTTTTCATTTGATATAACTGGTTTTAACTGATAGTCTTCATGGTTGTCAATCAGTTGTCTCATAGCATCGTAGTTACATCTCCACTTCTCGTGTTGTTGTCTATCTTTTTCTGTAACCTCACGATTAGCATAGGTCATCCAAGTACCTGGTCTTGGTGTAGAGTTGGATAACTTTGGTGATAGTGAAATACAATCAGCTTCTGTTTGAACAAACTCACTACCTTCAGTTTCTATTGTTATTGTGTGGTCATACCTTTTACCGATAACACATAACTCTTTTAATAACTTTCCATGAATTGTAGGACCTCCACCTGTAACCATTGTATGTTTGATTTGTGGATTTGATTCATATACCTTTACAACATCATTTAATGTGAATATACCTTTTTCAGGTTTCCAAGAAGCATAAGGTGTATCACAAAATGAATCTGAAAATTGACATCTCAATCTACAACCGGTAACTCTGATAAGAATATGTGGAACACCCATGTACTTACCTTCACCTTGAAGACAAGTATAGGTTTCTCCTAATGGTTGTTTTTTAGTGTAATTCATTGGTTTAATATACAACTTTTTTTAATCAATGTCAAGTACTTTTTTTTATTTAATATGATATTCTGCCATATTGTCTTCGTGTTCCCAACATTGAACTTTAGATACAGATGCTCTTCCATCTGTTTCTCTTTGTACAACGTCTTGTAAATACTTTGCAACTAACTCAGCAAACTTTTCACATCCAACACCATTCTCTAATATTCGTAAATCTATAACTCCACGATTATGCATTTCTTTGAACATCTCAAGTTCAGGATCGTCAGCAGCAACACAAGTGGTATGGTCAAACATATTCTTTAACCATTCTTTGACTCCGTTACGTTTAAAACATCCAAAGTCAATTACCCAACCATTATCATCTAGTTCACCTTCGAACCAAACTTTAAAACAGAATGCATATCCATGAATTAATTTACAATGTGAATCAGCTCTCCATTGTCTGAAAGCTGTACTATAACCTATAAAGCGTTTATAACTTTTATACACTATAACCTCTCT